CAGGAGTAACAAGAGGATCCTTGAACCACTTGGCCTTGGTCGATTATACACTTTGGATATTGCCAGCGATGATGAGTTGGCATCAATTGCACGGTACTCTGCGAAAGTTGAGTATGTGACAAAACCAGTGAAAGTACCTGAAGGAAAATTACCCGAAGTAAGCGGGTTCTTGGCCGGTGGGTACGATCACGGTAAGGAGAGGTCTGGACACGGAAGACATCTACCTCGATTAGCGAGACCATTTGGAGACTGGATGAGAAATGGACCGGAAAGACGATATGCCTAATTCGTCGACCGTGACAGCATGGCTGGCTCTAGCAACTATCGCAAAAAGAAGAAAAGTAACGATCCATCGTTTACTAAAAAGAAGAAACTGGATTTTTATCCAGTGCAACGTAGACTTAACTTGGGTGCAGAGGGCACAGTCGGTGGAGCCATTGGTCTCATCGATGCTGGTCGCTGCGCATCTATGATTAACAGACGCCTAATGCGTCAAGGAAAAATGTACAATTGCAAATTGGAGATTGATGCTGATCAACTAGCTCCAAACGACAAGGTTGAAGTTTGGGTTCTCAAGACTACTTGGGCAAGCATTAGAGCTTGGGAGTTGGCAAAGGAAAACTTTGACCAGTCCTATTTGGACGAACGAGAAAATACTAGTAAATCGCAAATTGCACGTTACTTCGACTTCCGAGTCGATCACGGGCTAGGAGCGGTTGAAGAACTCGTTCCTGTAGGTGATAACAACATGGCTTCAGGTGGAGCAAAATTCGACCAGGGCGAATTCGTGTTGTCATCAGTCGAGGATCAGAACGGTGTCACTAGGACTTTTACCTGGGGACAAGTTCCCGTAGGATCACAATATGCAATTATGCAAGAATATGCAGAGAGCAGCAGGGCTCCACAGACGCCTGCGTTAGTCACAGGAGATGGTCCATATGACAATCTACATGCCGATTCTTCACAAATTGAAGCTCTTGCCTTGCAGGCAGACGGCAACGTAGCCCCCTACGCAAGTTCTATGATTACTAACGGCAATTGGGTTAAGATTGCAACGTTAGCAATGGGTGCAGCGAGCGGTCGATTTTCGACAGCATTTTTCGATGCACCTTGCGGATTGATCGCATTGCGTGTTACCGGACAAACTGCAGCATCAGTGGCTAACAGCCTGATCTTGGAGTTCAAGTCGGGTGATTACAAGGGTGTGCGTGCGCACAACATGCAACGGATGTGAAAATAGTGACATTACCTATTGATACAAACACAGCCGTTGCCGCTACCAAAAGCGCAGCAGTTCTAAACCATGTTAAGAATAACAACGTAAGTTACCTGCTCGGTGTTCTTATTGGCCACATGCTCGGCATCACAGAGATGGTGTTCCAGTATGGCCAAGGAATGTGCTAATCGTTCCAATCTTCGTTCTCCTTCGAACAAAAACGAATACCCGTTCACTTGTGAATGTGGGTGGCATATCCCCATCAAAGATGTGGCTTGGATCGCTGTCCAAGAGGTCACGCATGTCATATGCTACAATTGCGGCAAGGAGTGGGTAGAATGACCTCCATTCTATCTGCGAAGCACGAGCCTCGTGACGTGGCGCACCTTCTCAGGTACCCTGAGGAGGGGCTGACACTAAACAGTGCGATGAGCATCTGCAAGATGGTCATCGTGTGGGCTCCAGCCATGCGGCCAAGTTCTTTACTTGTTATACTACACTACCTGCTAAAAAATAACAGTCGGGATTTTAATACCGGATGTGGCAAGAAACAATTGTCCGGACCCCTCGGGTTCCTCCCAAAGCTTGCTTGGGGGGTTTCGGACAAATGGGAGGATCAGAGATGAAAGTAGAGGCAACGCCGGACGGGTGCACCAATGCCCGCTCCTTTCTGAACGACCGTAGTCTGTGCGCACGGTGGCGTTTATGCCCCGGGTGTGAAAGAGTACGTGCCAAGAGAAATCAATACAAGATCGCTAAGAGATTGGAGTATGATTTGGAGTGGGCCAAAGAAGCGGACTTAGAACTCACTGTTGGTGTTCTAACCACGACATTACCGGGTAATGAGAAGTCGATTCGCCATGCAAGTTTAGGTGAGCAGTACCGTTACCTTACCGAGAGGCGCACTATGAGCGGCTACACTGGATGGCACAGTATGCGTGGTCTTAACACGAAACTGAAAGAATGGGGCGTATCTGGCGGTTCCCATTTCCTTGAGTTCACCAACAAGGGAGCAACATGGAATACTCACATGCATTCTGTGTTGGTCGGATTCCAAGATGACTGGCAGGTTCCTCTCAAGGAAACAACAAAGCAGCTTGAATGGAATGACGATCTAACGATGAGGCTGCAGACTGAGAAAGCCGAAAATAAGACCAGGAGTAACAAGAGGATCCTTGAACCACTTGGCCTTGGTCGATTATACACTTTGGATATTGCCAGCGATGATGAGTTGGCATCAATTGCACGGTACTCTGCGAAAGTT